ATCAGGTGCTCTACGCCAAAACCGCGGACGATGTTGAACGCGTTGCAGCATCTGGAACTATTGCATACAACCCTGTTTGCACGTGGATCACGGCAACAAACATTGAGGATTGGTTAGGCATTGGAACCGCTACCGCAGCGGACACCACATTTCTAACGCAATGCGCCAGCGCTGCAAACGCTTTCTGTTATCGCAGACGGCAAGAGGCAGGCTATGTTGACAGCCTCACAACCAGCCCGTCAGGTGACGTGACGCTGGGGACAATTCAATACGGTGGCGCGCTATACCGTCAACGCGGATCAATTGATGTGTTTGCATCATTCAGCGAAATGGGCACAGCACCAACCACAGGCCTGTCCCCAATCATCAAACAGTTGCTAGGTATCTCACGCCCGCAGGTGGCCTAATGCCCGTTGCATACACAGATTTGTTCAATGAGGCGCTGGACGATCTGAAAACCAAATTGGAAACCATCACAGGTTTGCAAGTGGTAACAGATCCCCGAAACCTTGTACCGCCATGCGCGTTCATTGGTGCCTGTTCATTCGAAGCATGGAATTACAACATTGTCAAAATCAGTTGGCCAATCCAGATCATTTCAATGGGGCCAGCCAACCTTGACGCAATGCGTAACCTGCTCAACCTCACCGCAGGCGTTCTGGCAGGCGTTGGATCCGTCACCGCGGGCCGTCCAACCACCGTTGACATTGGCGGCGTGATGTTGCCATGCTATGAATTGACCGTGATGCAACAGGCGCAAACAGCATGAAATATGTGATCATTTCCCCACGTCTAGGATCACCAGGTGACGAATTTGATGCAGGTGACGAAAACGTGGATCATTTGTTGGCTGGCGGGTTTATTAGACAATCCACCGACAAAGCACCAAAACCATCTAAAGTGAAAACCAAACCTAAGGAGTAGAAACCACATGGCAACCAGCACCCAGTTGAGCAATCCAAAAGTCCAAATTGGCGCAGCCATTGGATCACTAGTTGATCTAACCGATCAAACCACATCTGCAACGTTGACGCGCACAGTCGAAGCGCTAGAGGACACCGCATTTGGAACAGGATCACGCACCTACACAGGCGGACTAGAAAACAATGAATTGACCGTCACAATGTTCATGTCATATATTGCAGCAGAAACTTATGCCAGCCTCAAAGATTTAGTGGGCACAAAATGCACCGTACAAGTAAATCCTGCATACGGTTCAGGTGACAGCGCTACCAACCCAGGGTTTGTTTTGACAAACACCTATTTGGAAAGCCTGCCAGTTATCAATTCATCTTTAGGCGAATTGGCAACAGTTGATTTGACGTTCACAGGTGGCGTTTACAGCGTTGACGTGACAGCCTAAATTTCAATAAACCAAACCAGACGGAAGGATTGAAATGAAAATCAAACTACGTATCACCCTGAACGAAAACACCCCGCCGCGCGATGTAACCACAAATCTGTTGGTAATCAGCGAATGGGAAAAATCAGAAAACCGCAAAGTGTCAGACGGACGCGGTATCGGCGTGAACGACATGGTGTGCTGGGCGTTCCATCTTTACAAATTGGCGGGCGAAACTATGCCAGCCACATGGTCTGAATGGTTGAAACAAAACCCAGACATGGACATTGAAGCGGTGGATCAAACAAACCCAAACCCTACGGACGCGGCACCTACCGCCGCCAACTAGCAGAGGTTCTAGTGGCTGTCGGCTGGTGGCCGCCACACATCGAATTTGACACCCAAGATTTGCAAACAGTCATTACTGTGTTGAATAAGCAAAACAAGGGAAAACGATGAGCGCCACGGCACAAATTGAGGTTTACGGATTGAAGGAAGCGCTAAAAGAATTGCGCAATGTTGACCCCGATTTACGAAAGAGAATAAACAAAGAGGCAAAGGAACTAGCCAAACCTGCCATTGATGATGCAAAGGCCAGTTACCCACCGCGCCTGTTGTCTGGTATGGAACGCGCATGGACGCAGCGCGGAAACCAAAAATTCCCATACAGCCAGCAGAAAGCCCAGCGCGGTGTTGGTGTCAAAGTAGATGTGAGCAAACGCAATTCCAGCACCATCAGCATCATTCAAAAAGATCCAGCGGCGGCCATCATTGATATGGCAGGCAAAAAGGGTGGATCCAATGCCCAGGGTGCAAATTTCATTTCAGCCTTGACGTTGCAGTTTGGTTTGCCTTCACGCGTCATGTGGCCTGCCTATGACCGCAATGCGGGCGCTGTGGAACAAAACATGGTTGAATTGGTGGAACGCGTAATGGACGCTGTCAATAGAAACCTGGTGATGTAATGGCAATCAAAATTCCGATCATTAGCGAATTTGACAGCAAGGGATTAGACAAAGCCCTAAAGGAATTTCAAAGCCTTGAAGGCGCTGGCGCTAAAGCAGGGTTTGCTATCAAAAAAGCCGCTCTGCCTGCCGCCGCCGCCATTGGCGGATTGGCTGTTGCATTAGGTTCAGCAACAAAAGCAGCAATGGAAGATGAAGCCGCGCAAGTCGAATTAGCGCGCACACTAAACATTTCTGCCAGCGCTACTGATGCACAGGTTGCAGCAACAGAAAACATGATTAGCAAAATGTCATTGGCTAGCGGTATTGCGGACGATGATTTGAGACCTGCCTTAGCCAGCCTTGTGCGCGGTACAAAAGACATTGGCAAAGCCCAAGAAGGTTTGGCCCTGGCAATGGATATTTCCACGGCCACAGGAAAAGATTTAGCCACAGTTTCGGACGCGCTATCAAAAGCCTATGCAGGAAATTTCAAAGGCTTGCGCACCCTTTCACCAGAAATGGCCACGCTGATCAAAGAGGGTGCAGACCTAAACACGGTGATGGACGTGCTGGGTGGAACGTTTGGTGGCGCGACAGCCGAAGCGGCAGGAACCGCCGAAGGCCAAATGAAACGGTTTGGAATAGCCATTGCCGAAGCAAAAGAAAACATTGGCGCTGCATTGATCCCCGTGGTTGAAAAAGCGTTGCCTTTGTTGACAGCAATGGGTGCATGGGCACAAGAAAACACCACAACGTTTCTGGTTATCGCTGGGGCCATTGGTGGCATCGCAGCAGCAATTCTGGTGGCCAACGCTGCAATCAAGGTTTATACCCTCTACACACAACTAGCCGCCGCCGCCAATTTCCTCTTGAACGCCGCGCTAATGGCCAACCCAATCACCCTTGTGATCATTGCCGTAGTTGCCCTGATCGCCATTTTGACCGCGCTGTATTTCAAATTCGATGGTGTCCGAAAAATCGTGGACACAGTATTTGATGCAATAACCACAGGTGTCAAATTCAGTTTTGACGCAATCAAAACCTATTTCACCGCCGTCCTAAACATTTACAAATCAATATTCAACGGCATTGCAAGCCTGTGGAATAACACCATTGGCAAACTGTCATTTAGTTTTCCATCATGGGTGCCAGGTTTAGGCGGTAAAGGTTTCAGCGTTCCAAACATTCCAATGTTGGCGGAAGGCGGAATTGTTACAGGCCCAACACTTGCCATGATTGGTGAAGCAGGCCCAGAGGCCGTTATCCCATTATCAAAGATGGGTGGCATGGGTGGCGGTGTAACTGTCAACGTCAACGGTGGGCTAGCCACTAGCGCCGAAATTGGGCAGGCCGTGGTCAACGCAATACGCGCCTACAACCGCAGCGCTGGCCCAGCAAACATTCAGGTGGCGTGATGCCAGGCGTTGCAGTAATTGACAGCGGAAATTATGACCTGCAAGTAGCCACAGGATTTTCAGTCAACGCATTTACATTGGACGATGCAACGCGCGGGGTGCTGGACAATACTGAATACGTTTTGGACGGCGAAGGCGAATTTGCCAGCGTCATGGACGGCTGTATTGGCATCAGCGTAAAGCGCGGACGGCGTGATATTGGTGACCAATTTAGCGCGGGCACAATGTCATTCACTTTGAACGACACATTGGCGGGTGGGGTGTTCAATCCGTTAGATCAGTCCAGCCCATATTTTGACACCGCGGAAGCAAAACCTGGATTAGCGCCAATGCGTGAAGTACGCCTCATTCGATACGACACCACCAACGTGGCCCAATACCTGTTCAAAGGTTATGTGGTGAACTATGACTACAACTTTGCGCTAGGTGGCATTGACACCGTCACGGTGTTCTGTTCAGATCAATTCTATTTGCTGGCCCAAACCTACCTAGACGAATTTGACCCATCAGCCGAATTGTCAGGCGCGCGAATTGAAACGGTGTTGGATTTGCCAGAGGTTGATTTCCCGTTGGCTGACCGTGACATTTCCACAGGCACCGTTCAACTAGGTCATGCGGCTGCATACACCGTTCCCGCTGGTACAAACGTTTTGCAATACATCAGCCAGATCAACAGCACCGCCGAATTTGGCCGCCTGTTTATGAGCGCGGAAGGCAAACTGACATTTCAGGACAGGATAGGCAACACTCTTTCAGCCAGCGTTGCAGATTTCCATGACGATGGAACCAACATTCCTTACAACGGGGTAGGCATATCATTTGAAGCGGACGCAGTAATAAACCGCGCTGTGGTCACAGGCCTAAACGGCAACACAGCCACCGCAGAGGATCTGGCATCAATTGCCACCTATTTCATTCAAACAAACAGCATCACCAACAGCCTGCTACACCAACAAGGTGACATTGACACCGCCGCGTCATACCTGCTAAACGGCGAACCAGAAGCCCGCTACACCAGCGTAGAAACCGATTTCCTGATGTTGACCACAGCCCAGCGCGACACCGTGGCCAGCATAGAAATTGGCAACACCATCACCGTTGAAAAAACATTCCCTAGCGGTGCTGGCACCAGCGAACTAGCCCAGGAACTAAGCGTGGAAGGCATAGAACACACCATTGACGTAACGTCTGGGCACCATATTTTGCTGTCAACATCACCCACCACAATCGTTTTTGAACTGATTTTGGACAATGCGATATATGGCCGTTTAGACGCGGAAAATGTCTTAGGATAGGGATCACTATGGGAGTAAACGCACAAACCGCAGTACCAGCATTTGAGGCATTAGAGGTTTTGACCGCAGCCGAAATGACCCAGGTCAACACAGGTATTCCAGTTTTTGCAA